CAAAGTTGAGACAACAGTTGTCGATGTTGATAAAAAAGATATTGGTGGTGATGATAGAGTTGAGAGACTCATGTCTAAACACACCGTATCTATGCTGGCAAATGGGTATCGTTGCAATGCATTGATTGTTGCGAGTAACGTTGTAATGATGCCTATGCACATTGTTGATGCAGCTCACAAGCGTAATGTTGATATCGATTTGACGTGTACACGAATGTCTGACGAATTTGTCAATGCACGTTTCCGCAAAGTTTTTAGACGCGATGACGTTGTTCGGATAGCGGATTATGACTTGGCACTCGTTAATGTTGACACCACAGGCAGTGTTAAGGGAATTCTGAACATGTTTCCTAATGAACGACCCCGTGGATCCATTCGTGGGTGGATGTTGCATCGGCAGCGTACTGGTGAGGTATGGCGTGACAATTGTTTTATTGATTTCAATGACCACGTGAACAATGGAGTTTACGATTGGGGTGAAACTGAAAGCATGTTGCGCTATTATCCCGGTGCCAATTATACTTTATCTTCTCGTGATACGTTTAACGGTCTATGTTGCTCGCCTGTGATCGCCATGTCCAAAAACCCCTATATTGCTTCTATCCATTTAGGTGGAAAGAATAATGACAAGAGATTTGGATGTGGTGCCACACCTTTGGCAAGTGAAGTTAGGGCTGCAATGCACACGTTGCAAAAAGACCCGACACATTTCCAAGCGGCGCAAGCTAGCGAAGAATATATGTCTTATGGAACTAACTACATACAGGATAAAGACATTCATGCCAAGTGTCCGACTCGTTTTTTGGAACCTGGTGCGAATATGGAAATCCTGGGGTCGTGTGGAGGAAAGAACACATTTGATTCAAAGGTTGAAACAAGTGTTATCTCAGAGAGCGTATGTGAGGTTATGCAGCTTCCTAATCAATGGGGTCCACCGAAAGGAAAAGGACCTACAGGTAGGGAGCCATGGCATCCATGGAGAGAATCGCTCAAGTATTCTAGTCGTCCATCGATTGGAATTCCTGAGAGACATCTCAGAAGAGCCATGGAGAATTACCTACGTCCACTTAAGAAAGAATTGAAGCGACATAGATCGTGGTATGCCAATGAAATTAGACCTTTAACACGGGTTGAGATTGTTTCCGGCAGAGACGGAAAGCGTTTCATTGACCAATGAATATGTCAACTTCACGAGGATTTCCTTTGAGTGGACCCAAATCACAAGACGTTTTATTTCTTGAACCTACAGAGGAGCATACCTGTCCACGTACTTTCACTGATGAACACTGGGAGGAATTCCAGAAATTTGAAATGAAAGCACGACGTGGCGAAAGAGGCAATTTGCCTTTTAAAGCCTCTCTGAAGGATGAACCGACCAAGCTGTCGAAAGACAAAGTGCGTGTGTTTCAAGCTGCAAATATGACTTTACAGTTGGGAATGAGGAAATTTTTCTTGCCTCTTGCAAGATTCATGTCCTTACATCCTTTGAAGTCAGAATGCGCAGTAGGAATTAACGCACATGGTCCGGAAATGGATCAGTTGTTTCGACATATCAGAAAACAAGGTAGTGGCAGAGGGTATGCCGGTGATTACAGCAAATATGATTTGCGTATGCCAGCACAACTTATTTATGCTGCTTTCCAGGTACTGATTGAATTGGCCGAAGAGTTTC